TGAGCGCAAAAAGGAAGTCATGGACAAGCACGGGCGGCCCCACTTGCGCTGGGTGTCTTTCAGGGCAAACCATGCCTGGGACTGTGAGTGCATGCAGGTTGTTGCTGCCTGTATTGCTAAGCTTCTCATAGATGAGTGACACACTCCCCCCCTTCTATAGATGGGGGACTTACGCAGTTTTCTCAGATTACAGAGCAATAGCTGGCTTCTGACACTCAAGGAACGAGTGGCAGACGCTGTGCTGTCTGGTGCCGTCACTACCTCTTTCTCCAATGCCTCCCAAAGCGGCACACGTGAACTTGTTCTACCCACCGAGGAACTAGCATCCCAACTCACAGACGTGCTGCATGAGAAGGGCCTAGCCACTGGCACCAAACCCGCCCGCATGACTTTTGCAAGGTTCTCCCGTTAGAATGGAACTCTACGACCACAACGGGCGAGTCCTAGACCTGACGCCCAAAAAGAAAAAAGCCAACAGCTTCAGCGGGCACTACAGGGGCACTGAAATAGGACGCTACAGAACCTATGTCCCTTACTCTGTCAGCGACTCCACGCAAACCCTAAACAGGAGCCAGAGAAGGAGCCTCATGGGGTTTGCCCGTCACCTCTTTAACAACAACGGGCTAGTCAGAGGAGCAGTGGCTGACCTGACACGCTACTCAGTGGGCTCTGGGCTAAGGCCTCAGGCACAGTCTGCAGAAGCTCAAGCCTATGAGGACTACTTTAGTGAATGGGCCAAAATTTGTGAGGTGACGGGGCAATTCACTTTTGGACAACTCCAGAGCCTGGTGTCCAAGCGCATGGACATAGACGGGGACATTGGACTGATAATGGTGGGAACAGGCAACAGCTTTCCACAGCTTCAGCTTGTAGAGGCCCACCGAATTGAGTCTGAGACCTATGACGCCAAAGGACATGACGGTGTGAATGTCAGCCCAGCTGGCAGGCCCACAGCCTATGAGGTGCGGGACGGTGACAGTGAATACCGCCGCATAAGCTCCAACAATTTCATTTTGATGTATGACCCAGAACGGGTCAGCCAGCTCAGAGGTGTCACCAGCCTAGTCCATGCCATTGCCCACTTGAGGGACATGGACGACCTGCTTGAATTTGAGAAAGTCGGGACCAAACTCAACGCCTCTATTGGCATGGCCATTACCAGCCAAGGTGGCGTTGCAGACGATGGCAGCGCTTTAATTGAGGACGGCTACTCAGCGGCAGACAGTGGAGACCTCCCATGGCAAACCTTTGAGCCCGGGATGATTCCACGGCTCAAGATTGGGGAGTCCATTGAGTCCTTTGCCTCAAACCGCCCTTCCAGCACTTTTGTCGGCTTCATTGAACACCTCACCCGCGAAGTGGCTACAGGCTTGGGGCTGCCCTATGAGTTTGTTTGGGACATTTCCAAAGGCACAGGCAGTGCCTCGCGCTTTGTATTAGAGAAAGCCCAGCGGCGCTTTGAAGAGCGGCAGAACCTCATAGCTACCAAACTCTGCAACAGAGTGTGGAGCTGGGTGATTGCTAGGGGCATTAAGCGGGGCGAGCTGCCACCCTCAGAGAACTGGTGGAAGGTGCGCTGGCAAACACCCAAGAGAATTACTGTGGACTTAGGCAGGGAGGCCAAGTCCAACCATGACTCCATAAAGTTAGGCCTCCGCACCATGTCTCAAGACGTTGGTGAGCTAGGCATGGACTGGCAAGAAGTCAGAGGCCAAGTGGAGGCTGAAGCAGTGGACTTGCTCACCAGAGCACAAAGACTTTCAAGTGAGTATGGAGTGAGCATGGAGACTGCCATGCACCTCCTCTCACAACGCACACCCAACCCAGTATTTGCAGACAATGAAACACCGATTGACGCACAAACTGCAGAATGAGGTGTGGGCCATTCGCCCAGACTATCACTCTGCACTGACTGAAGCCTCAGCCTACTTTGATGAGGACGAGGAATACAGCATTGAACCAAACCGCCCACCGCAAGAGGTGGATGGTGTAGCCATTATCCACATTCATGGAGCCCTGGGCAAAATGTTGGGCCCATGGGAGAAAATGTTGGGAATGACTGACTATGACGACATCTGGCAGCAGGTGTCTGAAGCAGAAGCAAGCCCCAACGTCTCCAGCATTCTGCTGCACATAGACAGCCCTGGTGGCACGATTACAGGCCTCCCAGAACTGGCTGCAAAGCTCCGCAACCTCAGCAAGCCTTTGGTGGCCTACACAGAAGGCATGGCAGCGTCAGCAGCCTGCTGGGTGGCTTCCTGTGCGGACAGCGTCATTGTCTCTGAGTCAGCAGAGGTGGGAAGTGTAGGCGTCTATATTGCGCTACTAGACCAGTCTGAACACCTCGCCATGAATGGCTACAAAGTCAACGCCATTAGCGCGGGTGAAAACAAGCTGGACTTGGCTGACTTCAAACCCCTCTCAGAAGAAGCAGAAGCCCGACTGCAAGCTAATGTCACCAAATGGCATGAGCGATTTAAAGCGGACATTAACCTTAAACGCACAGCCCCTGAGTCCAGTATGACTGGCCTCACTTATGAGGGTTTTGAAGCAGTCAGCTCAGGTTTAGCAGACGCGGTAGTCAACGATTTGGACAGCGTCTTGGCGCTGATGGGAAACCTTTAACCAACACACACACAACACATGAAGACAATTCTTGATTTAGTTAAAGCCAACACGGAGCTGAACAGCTTGAGCACCAAGCTGGAAGAAGCCGTGGCTGGCAACCAAACCCTGCAAGCTCAACTAGAAGAGCAGGCAGGCAAACATGCTGAGGAAGTTGCCAAATTAGGCGCACAGCATGAAGAAGACCTTAAGGCCCTTGAAACCAAGGTGGCCTTGCTGGAAGAAACCAATTCTTTGCTTGAACAGGAGAAAGCCACCGCAAGTGAGCAGGCTGCTGACATTGTGGCCCAATGCGGTGCAGAGCCAGTGGAGGAAGCAACCGAACCCGAGCCCACAGCAGAGCTGACCCAGGCAGAACACTGGCAGCACTACCGCACCCTGGAAGGTAACCAGGAGCGGCGGGCTTATTACCTCAAACACATTAAACCGCTGCTTAGGTAAGCGGTTGATAGAAAGATACTTACATGCCAAATAGCATCCAGGGAGTGAACCTTGAGGCGATTGCCGAACTGTCACTCGATTTTCTGGGGCAAACCTTTGCCCCTCTCTCAGCAGTTGCCCGTGATTTTACGGGTGACCCTAGCGGACGCGGCGAGTCTGTTGTGACTCGCTATGCAGCAGGACTCACAGCGCAGGACTTGTCCACCGGATATGCAGCCAATGACGTAGATTCAACGGCTGTGACGGTTCAGCTCAATTCGCTCAAGGGCTACTCCATGGGCTTCTCAGATTATGAAGTAAGCCGCGCTGCAGGTGACGTGCAATGGTTGACTTCCATTTTCTTGCAGCCTGCCTACGAAACAGTCCTTGACAGCATATTTACAGACATCGTCAAGCTGGTGGTTTCGGCTAATTACACCAATGCAACCACAGTGACGGCTGCCAATTTTGACTCAGATGACATTGCCACAATTTCTGGGAATTTAAGCGGACGCAAGGTGCCACGAGGTGACAGAAACGTCATTTTGAGCCCGTCATACTATGCGTCCATTCAAAAGGACTCAATTGTGGGTGCATCCAATACCTATGGAGGCGCTGAAGCAGTGCGTGAGCACATGGGCACCCGTGTCCATGGCATGAACCTGTGGGAATACACTGGAGCAATCAACACAGCCTCTGCAACTACCACCTCAGAAAACCTCCAAGGGTTTGCGCTGCACCCCAGTGCTGTGGCAGTTGCCGCACGTTTCCCAGCCGCTCCTGCAGATGGCAACGTCCAGGTTTTAAACCTGACCACCCCTGACGTGTCCCAGACTCCTCTGCAGCTGCGTAGCTGGTACGATGCCACCGCAGGCAAGCACATGGTTTCTGTGGCCTGTCTCTATGGAGTTGCCAAGGGACAAGTTGACAGCTTGGAGCGTATCAAGAGCGCCTAAGGCTAATGCCTAATTCACTCCAAGGACTGAACCTCAGCACAGTGGCCAGCTTGACGCTGGACCACTTGGGGTTTTCTTTCCCCTTCTTTGCCCACTTCGCCCGAAACTTTTCGGACGGGGTGCGGCAAAGGGGGGAAGGGGTGACAACCAGAATTCCACTGGCAGTCAATGCCATGGACTTGTCTGGTGGTTATTCCCCTGGAGACATTGAGACAACTGAGGTGAGTATAGACCTCACCCACATGAAAGGCTTTAGCATTGGCCTGACTGACCTGGAAGTCAGCAAGGCAGCAAGTGCTGACTTCATTTTCAACATATTCACGCGGCCTGCAATAGAAGCCACAGCCAAGGCTTTTGCGGACACACTTTTTGGGCTCATAACCCCAACCAACTTTCCCACCTCTATATCGAAGTCAGCAGCAGATTTTGACAGTGACGAGGTGGCACAGGCCCAAGAGCTGCTCAGCACAGCCAAGGCCCCAAAGAGCATGCGCTCCATGATTCTGGACGTGGACTATTCCACGGCAATCATGAAGGACTCGCTCATCTACGCTGACGAATACAACACACGAGAACCCTTGTTGAACGGGGAAGTGTCAGACGTTTTCGGCATGGGTATTGTCGAATACCAGGGAATACCCACAGCCAACAACCTGAGAGGCTTTGCATGCCACCCATCAGCACTAGTCATGGCTGCCCGCCATGTTGCTGAACCTGCATTCGGGGCCAATGTAGAAGTGCTCTCAGTGGTGGAGCCCGTAACAGGCTTGCCTTTACAATTTCGGCGTTCCTATGACGCCACAGCGGGGCTCACCTATTTGAGTGTGTCCTGTCTTTGGGGAGTTGCTGTTGGCAACTCCTCTTGCGGAATTCGCATTGTCACACCTTAACAAATTAGAAAGATATGATTACCAAACCTTCCATGACCATTGGCATTCTCCCAGACGGGGCTTCTGAAGTCCTCCAAGTTGGAGACGCTGAACTGTGCAAGCAGGCATTCGTTGCCGAAAGGGAAAACCCAAGCGGCAAATTTATTGACCTGTTTGTCTACCGAAAGCCCCCCTACTG